TTAGACTCAAAAGCTTTAGGAGGCAAGTTGTTTTTGCGCTGACTTATCAGCTCTGATTGCTGTGTGTTTTGTTGACTTATTCTGTCGCTCTTACCTCTTTCTTTTGCGTCTTCTCTATCCCCTAACTGTGCTTGAGTCATTCCTTGTAGTTGAAGGTTATAAGAAAATTCTTGCTCCATTAACTGGGCTTTTAAGGCAGCCTCTGCTTTTTGCTTCTCTATTTCAAAAGCTACATCTGCTTGCCTATATTGAATTTTTGCTTGACTCTCGACTTCTATTTTCTGAAGAGCGACTTGAGCAGCCATTTGTTGTGACTGTAATTGTTGTTGCGCTGTCATCGCTTGTTTTTGCAATTCTCGTTTTTCATCTTGTTCTTGTTTTGCTTTGCGTTTTACTTTTAATAATTGATTAGCAAGTTTTAAGTTTTTAATCTCTCTAATGTCAATAGCGTCTTCTAAATTAATATCTTGTTTAGAAAGGGCCATTTGAATATTTTGCTCTAGCATTGCTTTTTGCTCTTCATCGGGAGAAAGCTCTATAAAGATTCCGAAATCATATATGTATAACTCAGAAATCTCTCCTAATATACTCACATTATATTTTCCTATTTTATTGATAAAGTCTTCTTTAAAATCAGAATACTCCAATATATCTGCTACCCTATAAGTTAACGCTTCGGCTAACGTACGATATATGTAAAGACTTCCATCTAATATATGGCGGGTAGCAGTATTAGAACTTAACGCAGCAAGCTTTTGAACACCCACTAAAGCGTCCGAATTTGCTATTGTGCCATCTCTGGCTTCATTTAAGCCCGTTACCGCCCTTATCATATCTAGGTAGTGGTTGAGGTTAGCGATAAGCATTTGTGTCTTAGATGCTCCTGAATTGCTTGTAAGCTGTTGTATTGGAATTTTCCCTTGGTTATAATCCCCTTCCTGTGTATAGCTTCTACCAATTACGCTACCTGTTTGGAAATATAACCTTAATGCGTCCTCTGCATTATAAGCTGCCCCTGTTCCTAAATCAACTTCGTTTAAACCATCTGCATCTATATATACTCCATCTGGAACTGTTCGAGCAATTACTTGTTGTAATTTTAAATGAGTTATCTGAATAAGGTCAGCGTAAGGAATCATCCTTCTTACTAAAGACTCTATTACTCCTTTATACATTCTTGGAGCAACAGCTACATAGTTGGGAATAGCGTGTTGAGATGAAGACTTAGGTCTTACCATGTTTTTAGCAAGCTCCCATTTTAAAACTATATTTGTTCCCATCACCATAACACCATCATACCACACATCAATTGTTTTTTCTATTTTTTCAAAGCTTCCCTCTTCCATCATCTCATCTGGCGGGTTGAAGCCATCATCCTTTTCTATCATCCTTATGTTTCCATTGTCTAAAATCTTTTTCTTGTATACTATTTTTTTTGTAGTCTTGTAATTAAAGTACAGTAATGTACAGGTGTCTCTATAAAAGATGTCGTTCTCATAAAACTGAGCAATATTAAAATAATTAAACCACGTTTGACTGTATTTAGATATTTTATCTAAATCTTCTTTTGTAAGGGTGGGGTCTATTTTAAGTAACTCGGCTATAGGTACTGTTTTAATTTCTCCCCAATAAAAACAATCTTTAAAATGGGGGTCTTCAGTATAGCTATAAACAATGTTAGCAGGGTCTACATATGAGACATCAACTCCCGCCCCCGGCAAAAACTCATGTTTTGCTACCGCCATTCCTATTACCATCATATCATAATCTAAGCGCTTGCGAATATCCTCATAATGACTCTCTGCAAACATCGTATCTATCGCCTCCTCTTCAGCTATCTCTATAGCTGGTTTATAGTTTAAGTTCATATACAAACTCAACTCTTCATCACTCGCTGGTAAATCGTCAGGATTCATGACAAAGGGGTCAAATCCTGTGCCTTCTTGAATGACAGTTAATACATCTTTAGCAGCCATTTGCCCCTCAATCATTTCTTGAAATTTGTTTCTTTTAGATTGAGACAATGCGTCTTGGGCATATGCGTTGACCTTGAAAAGCCTATCTGACATTCCATTAACTACTACATCAACAAATTTTGGGATTATTGGAACTGGAGTCCAGTCTAAGTTTAAATAAGATAAATCTCCATCAACTGCTAATTCGTTTTTATACTTAGCAACCGACTGTTCACCTCTCGCATAAAGGCGCAGTCTGTTAAAATCTTTCCACTGACTATAATACCTACAGCCATTAGAATCTTTTCTAAACCATTCGTATTGTATTGCTTGTCCAATTTGTAATCCAAACTCGTAAGTTTCCTTTTCTGCGTCTGACACAAATTGACTAGGAAAACCTACAGATGAAATATTTATTGTAACTTCTTTCATCTCACTAATTCACTTAAAATTCCTTTGTTATTATATGTTGCAAAGTTAAGACTTATTTTTGACTCTTTTTTCTCAGGAAGATAAACATTTTTTTGATTAGCCATGATAGCTAAACCTGAGCTAATACTAGCGTCAAACTTAGTTCTGTTACTAACATCAAACCTTGCCCAGTCATCTAAAGTTCTAGCGAAATACATTGAACCCATCTCGTCAATAGGCCTATAGGTAGCGTCTAAATCTAGGCCAACATATTTTTCTATATAGGATTCTATAGCCGCTGCATGAGATTGCTTAATATCTTCAGAGGTATTTGGAATACCTCCTAATTCTTTTTCTGTCTTTGACAGCTTGATATAATGTTTATCAGGCCTGTTCATACAAAACCCCCGATACCCCCTGTTTTTAAAATGATATAATAATCTTGGCTTGTTGTTCTCTATAAGTATAGGCATGCCATAAAAGATACAAGCCATTAATACTTCTTCAAAAAATATCTCCGCTGTTTGAGGCCTAGCTACATATTCTAAAAAGAATGTATTGCTTGGAGCTTCATCCATATTGTATTTAGTCAGACCGTGCAATGCCCCATTAGAGCCTCCACCACCTACTGTTCCTGATATATCATAAGAGTCGCAACCGAAAGCTCCTATATGTTCGTTTACAGGAAAATATATCCCATGCTTCTTAATCTTTTTATTGTTAAGCGCCCGATTAGGTGTCCATGATACTTTAAATCTTCCCCGTGAATCTGGTGTCCAAATAACCTCTGAGTCTCTTACTCCATCTTTCCAATAAAACCTCCCTCTAGTTACATGATGTTCCATTATTAAAGAATCATTATAATCTATCTGCTGATATATTTTAGTTAAATTAAATAAAGAAGATTTACTTTCATCTCTAAAAGCATGCGACTCTGTTCTTGGAAACTGTCTGTAAAATTCATTAAGCGCAGAGGCGTCTTTTTTTAATGAATCTACCTCTGCTTGCCAGTAATCAATAGCCCCTATTGTTATCCACTCATCATCTACACCTAAAACCGGTTTAACAGGCCTATAAAATACAGGCATTCCAAACTTATCTATAAACCCTTCCATATTCCATTCCATAGGAATAAAAAGAGAATATAATCCACTTTTAGTTTGACCGTTTGCGTTTCTATTTGCTACATGAGAATCTTCAAAGAGTTTTTTAAAATTGTCACCACCTTTACTCAGAGCATTTGAGGTTGACCCCATCATACACTTACCTATTATCTTACTCCCTAATCTTAAACATGTTTTAGTAACCCCCCAGTTGTTCTGTATATTATTTGGCCTTGTCCACTTACCACTCTCATCGTGTACAAGTAATAATAATTTTTCTCCATCATAAGAGTTGTCGTCTGTATTCTTCCAGTCAATTGTAGTATCTAATCCTGTTAACTCCTCATCTACCACAGTATACATATTCTTTTTAGTAATCTTAGCTGCGGGAACTCTAAACGCTAATTCAGTTTTAGGTTTATCCATACCGTCTTGAATAGGTTTAAAAAAGAATGGTAATCTATTAGCTATAGGAACAACCTTATCGGTAAACATTTTTTTCGCATCCGCTCCTGTTTTGGATAGTATACCTACCCTTGAATCCCTAACCAATGTTCCTATATTAACACACTCGGAAGAACCCATAAAAGAAAATCCAGAACGTCTAATTTTTAAATAATCTAAGCCAAAACATCTTTTGTCTGCTTTACACGCCTCCCAATAAATAAAAAATATTCTATTAGCCTCTCTAAAGTCAGGATATCCCACATCAATACTAGACCATTGTAGATATATATAGTGAGAGCCTGTCATATATGTAGGTTTTCCATTATTATAAAACCAGTGTCCTAACTCTCTTTTATCAAACTCAGCCTCTATGTAATCTACCCATTTGTTTTTAAATTGTGGAGGGTGTTCATTCCACCGGAAAATAGAATTAATTCTTTCTAGCTCCTTGGGAAGTTCGTGTCTTTCCCAATACTGTTTTTCTTTTTTACCAGAACGTTTAAATATTTCTTCTGGCTGTACAGGCAGCCCTATAGCCAAGCTATTTATGTTTATTATATCACCTACTTGTCCGCTTTTAGATATAACAATAAAATCATATTTTTCATTATAGCCATATAGCCATGTCCTTCCCTTGTTCTTTTTGGTTAGAACAGCTTTAGGCACATAATCTTTTATTACGTGATATAAATTATTTTGAGCGTCTTTCTGCAAATCCTTGTGTTGTGGTTGTTTTATCTACTGTACTTCCTGTCTCTAATGCCTCTTCTTCTGTATCTATTTTATTTAATATATCAAAAGCGTCGAATATCGCTAACTTTTTGGTAGCTGCTGCATTTTTTAATCTATCAGCAGCAAGCTCATCTTCAGGGTCTGGCTTAATAATATCTTCTTTAGCAACTTTAATTAATTGCTCTACGGCTTTACGCCCTGCCTCTATAATCCTTTTTTTTAATTCTTCGGATTTCATAGTTTTAGTGTTATTTGGTGGTCATACATTCTATATAGCTTTTCATCATCCACCATAAACTCATATTCGCTATCTGGTTTAAAACAAATTCTATCTCCAGGATTTACGCCTTGGGAAGATAAATAATCATTTGAATATTTCATAATACCTATTAAAGGCTCTTCTGTTCCTAGCTTTGATATAAAAGAATCTTCTTTGGGGACGGGTTGGACAAAACAATACCTGTCGTGGCAATGCCACATCCCATCTTGCTTATACATAAAGAACTGGTCTTGTTCTATAAAAAACAAATTGTCTTTAAAAAAACTCTTACCGCTTCTTTGCCTACCTTTTATGTCATTATAATACTTAAAAACATTATGATGAACTAAAAGTATATCTCCGGTTTTTATCTCTCCTGTATATCCAATAGGAGCTGACACCACCACTCCTTGTCTGTTAGAAGCCATGTGGTTTTCCTCTGAGGTACTTGTTATAATCTCCACTCCATGTATCTCTTTTGTGTTTACGTAGCGCTTTCCGCCTAGAGGTTTTACTATAAAATAAAAAGGTGACTTCATTAAAAATTAATATTATACTCTATTGATGCGGGCATCTGAGAATTAAACTCTTTCCATAAAAGAATTTCTCCCTTTTGTTTTATCCATATCTTAATGCTGTGTGAGCTTTCTATATACTGGATTAAATGGATAACATAACTTCCGCCCAATACTTCTTGACCTACGATATAGTGCATTGAGCTAGACTTATAATCCGGCCCTATAGAAATCTTTCTTATATCCATTAGATTAAATTATATTTAACTACAAAGATATAAATTATTTATCGCCCTTGACCACGATATCTTTTAAGGTAGTTCTGTGAAGATTTACACTTTGACGACTTTGTTTTAGCGTGAACGCCAGGGTTTCTTTTTTTAGGGTTTTCTAAAGAAGCATAAGAGGCGTATGTTATAACCACTACCTTCTTGTCTTCTCAAATGAACGACCTCCAAAATATGCACCATAAACCAAAAGCATTAGCTGATTTATAATTTGCAAATCATACTCAAAGAAAAACCCTGCTGCATATACTAGCGTAAGAAAAAGCAATGACATAGGACGTACATTTTGACTTAAAAAACTGCCACTTTTGGCGTCTGCCTCCCACCGTCTAGTTACCGCCTCCATCTCTGCCATATCCATCTCTAAAAGTTTTAGAGCTTGCTCTTTGTCAACAGGAGATAAGGTCTTGTCTTTCTTTAATATGTTTTTGACTATTCCTAAAATACCCCTGTCTGGAATTACATCAAGTAAGTTATTTACTAGTCCACTTTTTGCAAGGAACTGACCTACTTTGGTTTGACCGAATTTCTTTTTTTCTTTACCCATAATATTATATTTGCATGTAACCCGCCTTACCTTTTTTCCTATATGCCTTTAAACACCTACCTCTGTTTTCGGTATTGTTAACATAGGAGACATGTACCCAATCAGGATTAGCGTCATCTCCAAATTCCCAAATACATTGGTCAAAATTTAGATTGTCTTTTATATGATAAAACATCTCTGCATTTGTTTTATAACCATAAGTGTCGTCAATATCAATTGCTCTGCCCTGGCAATGCTGTGACCGAGAACTTCCCCCAATAGCAGTATTGAGAGCTTTATCTCGAAAAAAGCTATTGATTTTTATAGGCCCACCAACCCATTCTCTTAATGGTTCAAATATGTTGTGGGCTATCCCATTCATATTTCCTAGCTCGTATCCATCTGGTGTGTTGTCGATATCTAATCGTAGTGCTGTTCTTGAAAAGACAGCTTCTTTGTGGGAGATATGAGCGCTTATTCTGTCCATGTTTAATAATTGGAGGTTCTATTATTAAATCTTTCTAAATCATACATTTGTTGTAAAAAGTATTTTATCTCCTTTGGTATTCTAATAAAAAAAACCCTTAACC